ATGGAACCGTTTGTTGGACTTGATGTTTCTCAGAAGAAAACAAGCATCTGCACTATAGACCAAAACGGTAATAAAATTCGGATGGTTAACGTCGATACGTATCCCGATATTATAGCTAATCATCTCTTTTATGAGGGGGGGATAAGTCGAAAGTAGGTCTGGAGACAGGACCACTTTGCGTCTGGCTTTACCACTCACTTAAAAGTTTTGGCATGGACGTTGATTGTATCCACGCTCGGAATGTTCATGCTGCTTTATCTATGCAATTAAATAAAACTGATCACAATGATGCTTTTGATATAGCAAGACTGATTCTTTCAGAATGGTATAAGCTAGAACACGTCAAAAGCCTTCAATGCCATCAACAGCGACTTATTCTTACCAGCCGGGAAAAACTGCTCCAGCTTCGTGTTGCCGTAACGAATCAGTTCCGCGGACTTCTGAAGACATTCAGGTGGGGCTTCCACCAGAAAAAATAGTGTTTTTGAACGTGCCGCTCTCGAGTCATCCCCGTCGCTGGAACCAGTCAAACCTGCAGTTATTATGTTGATTGATACCTGGGAACATCTTTCCGGGTAAATAAGAAAGTTTAACTACATCCTAGAAAAATTAGCCCGAAAAGATCCAGTTTGCCAAATATTGCAATCTATTTCTGGAGTGGGTGTTCTGACATCATTAAGTTTTAAAACGTCAATTGACGGCCCCTTTCGTTTCAGAGGTGTAAGCGATGCCGGAGCACCCAAAAAGTCCCAATCCGGCGAGATTGACAGAAATGAGGGGATCTCAAAACAGGGAAACCGAATGACACGCACGCTTCTCCACGAAGCAGCATCATGCCTTTTAACCCGTTACGGAACTGATACAAGCTTGGCAATATGGGCAAATGAACTGCGACACAGAATGGGCTATAAGAAGATTATTGTTGCATTGTCGAGGAAACTGACAACATTGATGTTGAGTGTGCGGAAGTCAGAAACTTTTTATAATGAACGCATTAACATGGTAAATTAACAAGCGAAAAGTCATGACTCAATCAGAGTGAGCTCGTCTTTCACTTCAATTCTGGGGAGACGCCTTGCAGGAATCACATAGGAATGAAGACGACATCTTGCAACATGTTGCAGTATCAATAGATGACTACGAAGACCCCATCTGATCCTGATATTGACTGATTAGACGATAAGCGAGTTCACCGGATTTACTGTTTGTTGAAACTGAATTTTCGCCTTAAGAGAAAATAATAGCTGATTGTGCGTAATCTGGCCCCACTGGCACGCCTGAGGCGTTAGTATATGTCAGTTTTTTCGGAACTTCAATTTGGTGGATGACTTTAACAATGAGTTCCTTGCAATTGAAATCAATCTGAATATCCTTATGCAGCTCGTGGTCGGAGTGCTGGACAGGATCATGGCAAACATTCGCTATTTACTTCAACTCAAGATGGAGAATGGTCTTTGCTAGTCTTTGAGGTGTTTTTTTTACAGCAGAATGAACACAATCTCGCGTTTTCATATCCTATTTCTTTGACTTTGTATAATACTGGTACATGCGAAGCGTAAAATCCAACATAGATACAGTTGGAGTTCTCAGGAAAAAACGAGCAGTTTTCAATATGGATTACTTTTGATTTTTTTTGTCTATTTAGGAAGTAAAGTCTATAGTAACTTTTGGTTGTCATTTTTATATGTCCATGTAATTGTAACTTAACACCATTTTATGGTTTGTTATAAAAATTATTTGTGCTATATATGAATGTGTTTAAATTCATTGTATTAATAATAAATATCGAAAACAGTGGATTAATAATAACTAAATATTGCTAACGGCGATGGGCCTAATAGAACAATAAGAGTTGTATGTTAAATTTTTTTTCTCAATATTTCAATCTACAACCTGATAGAAAAGTAGAGTTGTTGTATTGGCTGTTATAATTAAATTGCTCATGGTCATCACTCAAATGGATGATAAATAATGGTCTTCATCCCGACTTGTAAGCACACCGGTTTTAGTTCTACGTACTTTTTGAGATTTCCGAGTTTTCAGCCATCAACCGGTACTCTTCCGGCGTCAGGTTATTCAGGAATTCATGAGAACACATCGCTGATGTATTCAGTCAGCCAGCGCTCTGTGATTTTCCGCGCTTCATTCAGGCTTCGGTACAGATAAAAATATATAATATCTGTCCGGCACGCCCGGCCTCGACGAACTTCAGAACGGTAATTATCTGGTGTTCGTTGAATCGGGGTTTACACATGGTGATTTCTTCAGATAACATAATAGTACGCCGGAATATATCTAAAATGGATGTTTCGTTTTGAATCACCACGGGTTTAACAGACACCTCAGAGTCATTTAAGATGACTTAAAGAGAGGTACCCATGAGCGGTAAGCGTTATCCTGAAGAGTTTAAAATTGAAGCAGTCAAACAGGTTATTGAACGTGGTCATTCTGTTTCCAGCGTTGCAACACGTCTCGATATCATCACCCACAGTCTTTATGCTTGGATAAAGAAGTACGGGCCGGACTCTTCCATCCACAAAGAACAGTCAGATGTTCAGGCCGAGATTCGCCGACTCCAAAAGGAGCTGAAGCGGGTGACTGACTAACGGGATATATTAAAAAAAGCCGCTGCGTACTTCGCAAAGTTGTCCGACTGAGTTACGCTTTTATCCGTGACAACACCTGCTCCTGGTCTGTTCGTCTGCTCTGTCGGGTGCTGGATGTTCATCCGAATGGGTTTTACACATGGTTTCAGCAGCCGCATTCATCACGGCATCATGCGGATCTGAGGCTGGCAGAACAAATTAAACAGTTCTGGCTGGAGTCCGATTGCGTTTATGGCTATCGCAAGATCCATCTCGATCTGCGAGATAGCGGGCAACAGTGCGGGATTAACAGAGGCTGGTGGCTGATGAAGCGTGCCGGGATAAAGGCTCAGGTCGGGTACAGAAGCCCACGGGCACGCAAAGGAGAGGCCAGTATCGTGACGCCTGACAGGCTCCAGCGGCAGTTCAACCCGGAAACACTGGATGAACGTTGGGTAACGGACATGAGCCCATGAGGGTGAGCTGTATCTGGTCGTGGTTGTTGACCTGTTCTCGCGCAAAGTTATCGGCTGGTCAATACAACCCCCGGATGACAAAAGATATTGTCCTGAATGTGCTTCTGATGATCGTGTGGCGACGTAATCCTCAAAAACAGGTACTGGTTCATTTTGATCAAGGTAGTCAGTACACAAACCATGAGGGGCAGTCGTTCCTGAAATCACATGGACTAGAGGGCAGTATGAGCCGTCGTGGTAACTGTCACGACAACGCAGTTGCAGAAAGTTTTTCCAGCTACTGAAGTGTGAACGGATAAAGAAAAGATCTACGGAACGCGGGAAGAAGCCCATAGTGATATTTTTGATGACATCGAAATGTTTTATAACGGTAAGCGTCGGCATAGTTCCAGTGATCAGATGCCGCCGACGGAATATGAAAATCAATATTATCAATGGCTCATCAACGGCTCATAAGTGTCTAGATTATCCCTGGTGACTCATAGCAGAGTAAGCCCCAGCTGTTAATCGGCATCTTTAGGCCTGGCGGCTTTGATTTCCGTATCGGATAACGGCTTGGTTTTTCTTGCCATGAGGAGTCTCCATGCGTTTAGGCCCAACGAAAACAATAGAGCTTTTCGTTGGGCCTATCAATGGGCCTAAAAGGTTCGGATTTAATTAGTTCTCTTCGGACTTCGCGGGACAAATTGAGGGCACAAAAAAACCCGCAGGGCTTGCGCCGTGCGGGCTTTCAGGACTTCATCGGATGACTCTGGTAATCACCGATGGAGAATTTTGGTGGAGCTGGCGGGAGTTGAACCCGCGTCCGAAATTCCTACATACCATTTTTATACTAACAAAATCATATTTTTTTATTTTAAATCATGATGTTAGTGTTAATCTGTATTTGCTTGTTTTACTTGTTTTTAGTGTTCTGCCGCCAAAATGCCGCCATTTATTAGCGATGCCAGTTGAGGTTATGAAGTGGATTTTTGGTAACGGCATCTTCCAGATGATCCGGTGCAAAATGGGCATAAATCATGGTCATTTTAATATCAGCGTGTCCTAAAATATCCCTCAATACCAAAATGTTTCCGCCGTTCATCATAAAGTGGCTGGCGAAAGTGTGGCGCAGAACGTGGGTACATTGACCTTCAGGTAGTTCAATTCCAGCCCGTTTTACCGCACGCTCAAAAGCCTTTCGGCATGGTGTGAATAACTTTCCTCTGTTTTTGGGTAATTCTTCATACAGTTCCTGAGAAATAGGAACAGTTCGGTTTTTCTTTCCTTTTGTTTTGGTATAGGTAATTCGATACTTTGATATCTGGTTACCTTGCAGGTTTTCGGCTTCGCTCCATCTTGCCCCGGTAGCCAGGCAAATCTTGGCAATCATTAGCAGACTGGGACTTTGAGATTCAGCACATGCGTCAAGCAGGCGTTTGATTTCATCAGCAGCAAGGAACGCCAGTTCACCTTCTGCAATTTTGAAAGTTGGCAGACCGGAGAGGGGGTTGGGTGCAGACCAATGTCCCAGCTTTTTCAGTGTGCCAAAAACTGAGGATAGGTTACGCTGTTCAAGGTTCACCGTTCTGGGCTTAACCGGTGACATGAGCACGCCATCTTCGTTTTTGACCTCACCTTTTAATCTGGCTTCCCGGTACTTTGTGAAATCACCGGCTGTCAATTCAGAAGCGATGGGATCGCCAAGTCCATTACAAATGATTTTTAACTTAGCCATTAATCGCTTAGGGTCAGCGAGTGTCTGACCGTACAGGGAATACCATTGCTCAATCACTTCTGACAGTTGTCGCCGATCTTCCTTTTCTCCCAGCCAAGGTTTCTTGTTTACCTCATCCATGGTGAAATTCTCAAACGCAATGGCTTCGCCTTTCGTCGCAAATTGTTTGCGTACGCGTTTGCCATCTCTCCCGTTTGGGTAGCATTCACATAACCACTTTCCATTCGGCTGTTTTCTGATGGTCATATCAAAGGCTCTTAATGATTTTCAGTGCGCGACCTATTACCTCAATATCATCCAGTTCGCACTCAAACGATGAATCATCCTGATGCACTACTAATCTGTTTCCCGGGAGTCGTGTCAATTTTACAATGCTTTTTATCCCGTCGATGTCCACTAACCACGTACCATTTACTGGTGGTGTTTGGTTGCGATCTATTAAATAAGAATCACCAGAAGTACTCACCAACAGCAGGTTGCTTGAGTCTGAGGGGAGTATGCTGCTATCAATGATTGCTTTTCCAGCATCGACCAATAAACCACCGTTGAGAGTTGCCTTGTCAATTTCAGGAGATACAAGCTCAGAAAGAGGTTTAACCCTGCTGAAGTTCACAGAATTGATATTTTTTTTAGGGTCAATGTTTGAACCTGGCTCGCCTTGTCCGGTGGTTAGCCACAGTAAAGAAACTCCTGTTTCCAAGGCGCACTGAATCACCCACTCTGCGGGAAAGCTATCTCTTAAGTATCTGTTTGCCATAGTGCTTTTTGATGCGCCTAAGTGATCGCAAAGTTGCTGTCTGGACTTGAAATCATAGGCTGCCATTAGTCTATGGATAGCCTCTCTTCCCCCTGTATTCTCGCCAGCTTTTACCTGTATCATTTCTTAATCCTATTGACGTATCAAATATTGGATCGTAGTATCTCGATGTATCAAATATTGAATCTAATAAAACAAGATAAAACGACATAAACCAAACCTTAATCGAGAGATACTGCACTATGAGCAACGACATTTCAATTCGTGTACCAAAAGTGATGGCGACACCTGCAGAGTTCGCGGAATGGGAAGGCCGCTCTCGCGGTTCGGTATATCAAATGATTCATAATGGTAAGCTCGCTAAATTCTTGGAAAAAAAGGAAAAACCGAAAGACAGAGTATGTATACGTTACCTTGAGTACAAAAAGGAACAAGTCAGGAAAAACATGGGCCAATCCAATTTCAATTTTAATGTCATCGTTGGTGGCTAAGTTCAATTATGAGAACTTTCTAAGGGGGCAGCATGTTTGATTACAAGATTTCCAAACATCCGCATTTTGATGAAGCCTGTAGAGCTTTTGCACTACGCCACAATATGGCGAAGCTGGCAGAACGTGCAGGAATGAATGTTCAGACACTGCGAAACAAACTCAACCCAGATCAACCGCATCAGCTCACAGCGCCAGAAATCTGGTTGCTCACCGATCTGACTGAAGATTCAACGCTGGTAGATGGTTTTCTGGCTCAGATTCACTGCCTGCCATGCGTACCGATTAATGAGGTGGCAAAAGAGAAACTGCCACATTACGTCATGAGTGCAACCGCAGAGATCGGGCGTGTTGCTGCAGGTGCGGTATCTGGCGATGTAAAAACCAGTGCAGGTCGTCGTGATGCTATCAGCAGCATTAACTCTGTAACACGATTGATGGCGCTGGCGGCTGTTTCATTGCAGGCCCGTTTACAGGCTAATCCTGCGATGGCGAGTGCAGTTGATACCGTGACTGGCCTCGGTGCTTCATTCGGTTTGCTGTGAGGTGCTTATGCTGACGAAAGAACCATCATTTGCATCGCTGCTGGTAAAACAAAGCCCGGCAATGCACTACGGTCACGGCTGGATCATGGGTGAGGATGGTAAACGCTGGCATCCGTGCCGTTCACAAGATGAATTGCTGTCTGAATTGACCACGGGGAAACGGAGAAAGTCAAAATGTATGCAGCGGAAAGTGAAGTGGTTTATCAGTTTCGTTACAGAGGGGAGAGTTATTCAGTACCTGAAGATGATTTGCTCTGTTGTTATCCGTCGTTGTCGGGCGATGGCAGTTACTTTTTCACGCTAAAGGATGGGACGTTTTTACGGGGAGAGCAGGTTAAAGAGATGATACGAAAAAATATATCTCCTCTTGAGCGTTACCGTAAGAACAAAGAGCGATAGTTGCGTTTTGGGGATATGAATTATGGCAATTAATGGCGCTGCGGCGACTGTTCCATTAAGCCCAGGTGAACGCCTGAATGGACTTAATCATATTGCGGAATTAAGGGCGAAAGTATTTGGCCTGAATATTGAGTCAGAGCTTGAGCGGTTTATTAAAGATATACGTGATCCACGGGATGTTAATTATGAACGAAATAAACGGGCACTGGCTGCTATATTCTTTATAGCAAAAATTCCAGCTGAACGTCATAGCATCAGCATTAATGAGCTGACCACTGACGAAAAGCGGGAGTTGATTAAAGTAATGAATCATCTTCGTGCAGTGGTGAGCTTATTTCCCAGACGGCTAGCCATGCCGAATTAACCAATTAATGAAATTCATGGCGTAAACCCGCCGGGCATTCCTTTATCTAAATTCAGGAGAATTGATTATGCGTAATATTGAAACCCTCTCGACTAAAACCGGACCGGATGACGCAGGACTTAATATTTTACTGACAGAGGCTCGTCTGGAAGAACGTCGGGCAAGGGCTGAGGCAATGGCTGCCCGCCTTGATAGCCTTGCGTGTCATATTACATCCCGCCAGCTAAACCACGTCGAAGCAGCAGAACTGCTGCGTGTGACCGCTGAAGCAATCCAGAACGAAGCGCAGGAGGTCCACTAATGGCTGATGCAATGGATCTCGTACAGCAGCGCGTTGAAGAAGAACGCCAGCGCCGCTATATCCGTGCTGCCCGTACCAAAACGCCGGGCGTATCCCGCGTACTTTGCATTGAATGTGAAGCACCAATTCCGCCAGCACGACGCCGCGCCATTCCGGGTGTGCAGCTTTGCATTACCTGTCAGGAAATCGCAGAGCTGAAAGGCAAGCACTACAACGGAGGTGCTGTATGACAAGGGCAGTGCGTATCCATCAATTAAAAATTGCACCTAAGTATTTCAACGCTGTGGTTGCAGGTCAAAAGACGGCTGAACTTCGTAAAGACGATCGTGGCTATAAAGTTGGTGATGTTCTTTCTCTTTGCGAATGGAAGCATGGCGTATTTACGGGTAGGGAATGGGCCGCTGTTATCTCTCATGTGCTTCCGGTTAATGACGTCATGGCAGTTTCAGAACAATGGGTGATGCTATCAATTCGCCCATTAACCCCATTAGAAGCTTTAGGATATGTTATTGCAGGAGGTGCTGTATGAGCACCATCCTGAAATGGGCGGGAAATAAAACCGCCATTATGTCCGAACTGAAAAAACACCTTCCTGCTGGCCCGCGACTGGTTGAACCTTTCGCGGGTTCCTGTGCTGTGATGATGGAGACGGATTACCCCAGCTATCTGGTTGCGGATATTAATCCTGATTTAATCAACCTCTATAAAAAGGTTGCCGCTGATTGTGAATCGTTTATATCTCGCGCCAGAATTTTATTTGAGGAAGCAAACAGGGAGATGGATTATTACAACATAAGGCAGGAGTTTAATTACTCGACTGAAATTACTGATTTCATGAAAGCGGTATATTTCCTGTATCTCAATCGTCATGGTTACCGTGGGTTATGTCGCTATAACAAGAGCGGGCATTTCAACATTCCCTACGGGAATTATAAAAATCCGTATTTCCCTGAAAAAGAAATTCGCAAATTTGCAGAAAAAGCCCAACGAGCAACGTTTATCTGCGCCAGCTTTGATGAAACGCTGGCGATGTTGAAGGCGGGGGATGTGGTGTATTGCGATCCGCCTTATGACGGTACGTTTTCCGGCTATCACACTGATGGTTTCACTGAAGATGATCAGTATCACCTGGCATCCATTCTTGAACATCGGTCATCAGAAGGACATCCGGTCATTGTTTCTAACAGTAACACGTCTTTGACCCGGTCCCTTTATCGTAATTTCACTCACCACTACATCAGGGCGAAACGCAGCATCGGCGTTGCAGCGGGGGAGGGAAAATTTGCAACAGAGATGATTGCCACTAAATCTGCTAATTGGTTTAGTGCCGATTTTAGTAGGGGACGTGACTCTACTGTTATTTTCGGGGTGCAAGTGTGAAAGAAATGCACCACGGAATTCATCATTTCCATGGGACGCCTGTCTGGGGAAGTGCTGGCGACGTTCATCGTATTGCGGTGAGCGGAGCTGGCGCTTTCGTCTCCTATGTACGACCAGATCAGATTGCGGCGTCCATTCAGCACGCTCAGGTCGTCGGCATTGATAACGGCGCATTTTCTGCATGGGTGCGTGGGCTAAAAATTAACTGGAGTGATTTTTATAAATGGCTCCTGAACTATTACCACCATCCTAAGGTCGCTTTTTTTGTCATTCCTGATGTTGTGGACGGAGGTGAACGTGACAATGATGCCCTGATAAACGAAGTTCCGAAAATGTTCTACGGGAAGGCAACTCCCGTCTGGCATCTGCACGAGTCAATCGATCGGCTTATCGAGCTATGTCGTGAATGGCCTCGTGTCTGCTTTGGATCGTCTGGTGAATATGCGGCTATCAGAACTGCGCACTGGCATCGTCGTATGCAGGACGCTTTTGAAGCAATTTATTGCCGACACAATTTCAAAACAGCTGTTCATGGTTTGCGCATGCTTGACGGTCGTGTGTTGGGAAATTACCCACTGGCGACTGCCGACAGTACAAATCTTGCCTGCAATGTCCCCAAATTTAATAGCAAATATCCTGAGCTGACGCGGGCTATTCAGGAGGCTGAGTATTCACGCAATCTGACGGAAAAGGAGCTGAAAGCTGTCATTCTGAAAAACCGTTGCGCAATTTTAAAAGGTGCAATTGAAGCTGTTCGCCCACCTTCAGTTTCTGATTGGCTGTCGAATGGTTTGCAGCCTTCACAGCTCGAACTGGAGATTGCGTAATGAACTACAGCTATTCCTGGAATGCTGAGAAAAAAGCAATCAATCCTTACGTAGAGACAGAAGAGCAATCTTCAGTTTCTGCGCTTTCAAACCTGATCGCTCTGTACGCTGCCGATAACGAGCAGGGACAGCTGCGCCGCGAGGCACTGAGTGATCAGGTCTGGGAGCGTTATTTCTTTAATGAATCCCGTGATCCTGTCCAGCGCGAAATGGAGCAGGATAAGCTCATTAGTCGGGCAAAGCTGGCGCATGAGCAGCAGCGTTTTAATCCAGATATGGTCATTCTGGCGGACGTCAATGCCCAGCCTTCCCATATCAGCAAGCCGCTGATGCAACGTATTGAATACTTCAGCAGCCTGGGCAGGCCAAAGGCTTATTCCCGCTATTTGCGTGAGACGATTAAGCCATGTCTGGAACGGCTGGAGCATGTACGCGACTGTCAGCTATCCACTTCTTTTCGCTTTATGGCAAGCCATGAAGGGCTGGACGGCCTGCTGATCCTGCCTGAAATGAGTCAGGATCAGGTGAAACGCCTGTCCACCCTGGTAGCTGCGCATATGAGCATGTGCCTTGATGCAGCTTGTGGCGATTTGTATGTCACCGATGACGTTAAGCCAGAAGAAATCCGCAAGACATGGGAAAAGGTGGCAGCGGAAACCCTGCGTCTGGATGTCATCCCGCCTGCGTTTGAGCAACTCCGCCGGAAAAGAAACCGCCGTAAACCCGTGCCCTATGAACTCATTCCGGGTTCGCTGGCGCGTATGTTGTGCGCTGACTGGTGGTACCGGAAATTATGGAAGATGCGTTGCGAATGGCGGGAAGAGCAGTTGCGTGCTGTCTGCCTGGTCAGCAAAAAAGCATCTCCCTATGTCAGCTATGAAGCCGTGATGCATAAACGTGAGCAGCGCCGTAAGTCGCTGGAGTTTTTTCGTTCTCATGAACTGGTGAACGAAGACGGCGACACGCTGGACATGGAGGATGTGGTAAACGCCAGCAGCAGCAACCCTGCGCATCGCCGCAATGAGATGATGGCCTGTGTTAAAGGCCTGGAGCTTATCGCGGAAATGCGCGGTGACTGCGCCGTTTTCTACACCATCACCTGTCCGTCACGTTTCCATTCCACGCTAAATAATGGCAGGCCCAACCCAACTTGGACAAATGCGACGGTAAGACAAAGCAGTGATTATCTGGTCGGCATGTTTGCTGCATTTCGTAAGGCGATGCACAAAGCCGGATTGCGGTGGTATGGCGTGCGGGTGGCTGAGCCGCATCATGACGGTACAGTTCACTGGCACCTGTTGTGTTTTATGCGCAAAAAAGACCGCCGCGCCATCACTGCATTACTGCGTAAGTTTGCCATCCGTGAAAACCGCGAGGAACTGGGCAATAACACTGGGCCGCGCTTTAAGTCTGAGTTGATTAACCCGCGCAAAGGTACGCCAACAAGCTACATCGCGAAATACATCAGTAAGAACATTGACGGGCGTGGTCTGGCTGGCGAGATCAGCAAGGAAACGGGGAAATCCCTGCGTGATAATGCTGAATACGTTAATGCCTGGGCGTCTCTGCATCGTGTTCAGCAATTCCGCTTCTTTGGCATTCCGGGGCGTCAGGCTTACCGTGAACTGCGATTGCTGGCTGGTCAGGCGGCAAGGCAACAGGGGGACAAAAAAGCAGGTGCGCCGGTACTGGATAACCCGCGCCTTGATGCCATCCTGGCTGCTGCTGATGCTGGTTGTTTTGCCACCTACATCATGAAGCAGGGCGGCGTACTGGTTCCCCGCAAATATCACCTCATCAGAACCGCTTATGAAATCAACGAAGAGCCGACCGCCTATGGCGATCACGGCATTCGTATTTATGGCATCTGGTCACCTATTGCAGAGGGCAAGATCTGCACTCATGCCGTGAAGTGGAAAATGGTTCGTAAGGCCGTTGATGTTCAGGAGGCGGCAGCCGACCAGGGCGCTTGCGCCCCTTGGACTCGTGGCAATAACTGTCCCCCTGTGGAAAAAATGAACTATTTTGAGCCAGATTTACCAGGTGGAGAGCAGCCGGAACCGCTGCCGGACTTCCAGAACATGAGCAGGAAAGAGTTACGGGAGCTAAACGCAAGGCTGCGCCAGGTTAGACCGAAACGGCGGAAGGGTTACAAACAGGAAATTAACGATCAGCAGCGCCTGCAGCTTGAATGTGAGTTGAAGTCCAGAGGCTTTGACGGATGTGAGAAGGAGATCGATCTGCTGCTGCGTGGTGGCAGTATTCCATCGGGTGCTGGGTTGCGGATCTTTTACCGCAATCAGCGGCTGCAGGAGGATGACAAATGGCGGCAGTGGTACTGATTGCGCGGTTTTAACATTTCTTGCACTTATCCGATCCCCTCAGACACATCTGATTGAATGATAAAAAGTAATTTACAACATAAAAACCATATTATACTGTATATAAAAACAGTGGTTGTTTGTACAGTAGTTCCGTATCCCGTAGTAAGGTTAGGAGGGGAAATGCAGGATTATCTTTTGGAGTCGTTGAAACTCCAGCGTATTGATTTTTTTATCAAGCTTGTAGCGGCTAGTGAGTGCAGCGATGAAGAGAAGCAGCTTGCTATTCAATGGGTTTCAGAGTTGACCGATGAGCTAATGGCGAAAATTCGCAACCATGAATACGGGCGGTCAATGGACGTTTCCAGTTAAGGGGAGTCTCTATGCGTGTCGAAATAATGATTGATAAAGAACAGAAGATAAGTCCTGCGACACTGGTAGCCCTCGAAAACGAGCTTTACCGCAACCTGTGCCCTCTGTATCCCAAAACCACGATCCGCATTCGAAAAGGTAGCGCTAATGGCATCGAGTTAAGCGGGTTAAAACTGGATGAAGATAAAAAGCGTGTAATGGAAATAATGCAGCAGGTCTGGGAGGACGACAGCTGGGCGCATTAACTAAAACCCGGCAGGCGATAAAACTGGCTTTTACCGCCTGCCGGGTTGAACAACGAGAGAAGCGAGGCGTTAGACCATGGGGAAACGAGACTGCAAGTACCAGATTGTTTATCGGGATGAAGCGTTGGAGTATTTTATTTCCGGCGGTTGGTTTTTTTCAACGCCCAAAAGAGTACGGGGGGGGTATTGGTTAGGCCGTACTTATCAGGACTGTTTCTGGCTTGAGCTGGAGTTTCCTGTTTCGTTGCATGATGGTGTGGTTTTTTTGATGGAAGTCACCAGGATAGAGCAGCAAAGTGATGAATTTTACATGAATTACTCCCTCTTTGATTAAATGCAGGAAGTAAATTACTTAGGGGGAATGCCTGTTAGCCCGCAGTTGAATGATCCCCCCCTGACTTTTATACTTATTCTTCAAATTTATCACTTAATCGCTTCGTTAGAACCTCTACGGATTCTCTCCTGCCAGAGAACAAATCACTAACTACGTACTCCATAATTTCAAACGCATCTTCAATGTCTTTAATTTTAACTTTGTCGTAGGAATGGCTACCTGCATTACCTAAAAACTTTATAGCCATAAGAGGTCCTTTAAACAATTCATATAAAGCCGGGAGCATTCCCAGGCGGGTATGTAGAACGATGCGTTTACCTTTTTCGTTTTTCTCATCAACCCCCATAGCCGTCAACATTCGTTCAACTGAAATCCTAATAAGGTTCGCAGCTGCGCCTGGCTGCATCAAAAAAATAGAAAACGAAGCCTGAAGAGGTTCGGTAATTTCTTCGGGGCACTTGGCCGGAAGTTCGAAAGGGTGTAATGGCGGGAAAAAGGTTTTAGGGTGGTACCATTGGTAATAGCCGTAATCAGACGAGCCATCATCCCAGCCTTGTTGCTCCCACCCACTATCTCCCGAACACGCCACTACTTCACCACATTGTGTTCTTGAGCAGCGGGCCATACAGCTAAAAATTGAACGGTGCATATCTGGCTCAAACCAATCTTCACTCCTGTGTTTGATGGTGTCGTACGTGTCATTAAGAACAAAGCTTTCTGGGATGATCTGCAGGGTCTTCTGACCGCACTCCGGGCAGGGCCATTCCACCTGCGTACTTTCAAAAAACGCTCCAGAAATTTTATGAATAGGCATTCTTATGTGCTCCTAGTTTTTTGAGCGAGCAGGTTCTGTCGTCTGCATTTTCAACTTTGTGTTGGATTAACATATGACATAAAAGACTGTTTAAAAAGAGCGATGTGTAAAGGTGTACGACATGTCATACATTTTTTGAAGTTTGGAGTTGTGCATGTCTATACCGCATGAATCCGCATGATTGTTATAGGATCGTTTTAGCTTCGGCCCGCCAGTTCTGGCGGGCTTTTTCGTATCTCATGCAGGTGCATGAAAACCACTACACAAAGCGGGCAGGCGTGGCGGGGATACGAGCGCGCGCAATGGGGTGAAATGGCAAAATCCGGGGCAGTCACAGGACCACTGAAGGCTTTAATTTTGAAACGTTGGGATTGACAGCAAACAGAATTGCCAGCAGTAAGTTGCTGAGGTTGTTTGATAAGGGAGTGGTCTAAATCTATTAGTCATAACTATTGATATTTACGCATGATAATTGTATTTTGTGCGTAACTTATTTGTTTTGTGAGGTTGTTATGGCTTTTAGAGCAGAAGAAGCAGCAGCAGCGAATTTCGAAAATGCCTATAGGTATTTAGTTCTCCAGGGTTCAAACCACGAGACGCGTTTGAAGGTCAGAGCGAAGCTTGAGGAAATTGTTGAAGAGTGTGGGCCGGTAGTGGATGGGTATCCAGCCTGGCACCCTTTTTTGTTGGAAAGAGACAAAGCTAATTGGGCACCTACGGTTCCAAAAAATACTCCCAGCTTTAAATACCTAGACCATACGGTCTATTTCAGAAACGCTATTCTTACCTGCCCTTATGACCATGGCGTTGATGAATTTATAGCGGGGATAAAACGTTTAAAGCACAGGGATGCTTATATCTCTATCGAGAAGATTGACGACATTGCGCTTTATCATGAAAACGCCGTCCCATTGCTGATTAAATGTCATTGGCATATTTCGGACGATATGGAAGAAGACGGCACCATCCCTGCGAAAGCCGCAATCGGCTTAATGCTGGAGAGCGAGGTTCCTAACTGGCGGCATGCTGTTTATTGTGAAAGTTGGGAAGATATGCGCGGGCAACTGATGGGATATCCGCACGGGGCAAGATCATCTCTATTTGTTAATCAGCAGACCGGGCAGAAAATGAAAAGCTTCTGGAATCAGCTTATTAAGACCGGAATTCTTGGAAAAGACCGATAATTGATTGAATTGAAGCAGCGCCTTTTTAGAAATCAGAGGCGCTTCTTTGAAATTTAGCTCACGCTGTTTTCGTTTAGTCCCAGCGTGTACTGCTCGAAGCGTATCACCTCTTCTCCCAGCCACTTGTTCAGCTCCTGCAGTCGCTTCTGCAGTGGTATCAGCTCGTTGCGGACAAAGACACGACTGGCTTTTTCCACATCCCCAAACCCGCCAACATTGCTCGGCATAATCCCCATCATCTGAGGCGGCACGCGGTGCGCCGCCATCATGTCATCACGACTCACGTTTTTGATATTCAGAAACTCATCCTTTGCCGCTACTTCTGACAGCGGAATGATCTGGATGCCGTCTTTTTTCCCGTTGGGGGAGTACATAAACAGGTTGCGGAAGTTGCCTGGTCCCTTGGCGCTTTTCATCGCATGGCGGATGTTGTTCACGTCCTCCTGATTCTGCGCCGCGTCGGTCATGTACATGATGAACCCGGCGTGACTTCCGTTGATGTAATACTTACGGCGAAACAGCGTGGCGGACTCATTAAGTAGGGCTGAGGGGATGGCTGACAGGTATTCCGGCAGGCCGTAAATCTCCTGGTTTAGATCCGGTTCCATCAGGTGAAAGATGCTGCCTTTGGTGAACTCATACGGCTGTGTGGTCATGCCATATTGCACAAACCAGTAAGTGTCGAGGTCGATCCCGCGTCGCGTGTATTTCGCCAGTGATGGCTCCAGCGACAGAATACCGCCCAGCCGGTTAGTCCTTTTCTCCAGATAAGCGTTACCAAACACCAGATAGTCCTGCACAAAACGGCTGAATGCCTGCTGACTTAGCAACGGGTGCGGGATAAACGTGCTGGTCAGTATGTTGCGCTTAACGGCAATCGGCGAGCTGTGATGTACGGCGGCACGGTAGGTGCGGGCCAGTCCGTCAAAACTCACTGGCGGCTCATACCACCTGTCCATCTGGACGCACTCCACATAATCCAGCAGTTCGCGGCGGTCCAGTACAGGAATGGGATCGCCAAAGCTGAACGCCTGGGTAGAGGCGTGATTATTGGGTTGTACGTCAGGTGGCATTGCATCCTGTGCGGTATTCTCAGTCATTAAAAAATCTCCACGATATTGCTTGTATTGGCGGCTTCGCCCTGCAGCGGTTCGTTAAATAGTGCGTGCATCGTTGCCCAGGCCAGATCGGCATGGCTGGCTTCTTCGCTGCGGCTGGCTTCATAGGTCGGACGGTTGCCGCTGGCAGTGGTGGCGCGACGGATAGCCATAAATGACTGCGCAATGTCAGTGTGCCCGGCGTCAAACTCCAGGCGGCGGTGGCTGATAATGTCGTATGCCTTGAGCACCAGGGCGTTTTTGACGTTGGGGTTNTAGACAAACTCCCGGACGGCGGGGAAAAAGGCTTTCACGTTTTCGTAAACACCATGACCGACGCCGGTAGAGTCAATGCCGATGTAGGACACGTTGTACTGCTGGGTCAGTTTGCGGATAGCCTCCGCCTGAGCGCGGAAGTCCATTCCGCGCCACTGGTGGCGCTCAAGGATGCGGAACTTACCGCCGGGCACCGTTGGCGGTGCAATCACCACACACCCGGCGCTGTCACCATTCTGCGTGCCTTTTGCCGGGTCATATCCGATCCAGACCTCGCGCCAGCCAAACGGACGCAGGGCCAGCGCCTGAAAATCTTCCCAGACCTCCCAGCTGTCCACCATGCAGGCCTGCAGCTCGGACAGCGGGAACACGGACGCGAGATCATCAAGAAACTCGCACATCAGCAGGTTCTGGTATTCGTCCGGGCTGTATTCCAGACGCAGCTGGTCCAGATCGAACAGGTTACAGCCGCCGCGCACAGCATCTTCTACCGTCACGATCTGCCGGAACTGACCATCAGCACACAGCAGGCCCGCCGCCAGCGCGGAGTGAGTTAGATCGATATCGACACGGTCCGATTTTGAACGACCACGGTTATACAGGGCACCAGACCAGAAGGGATAAGCGCTGTGCGTCAGGCTGGACGGCGTAGAAAAATAGGTTTGCCGCCACCGTTTGTGCAGTGCCATGCCAGAGGCGACTTTTCGCAGCTCCTGGAATTTCGGGATCCAGAAATATTCATCAAGATACAGGTTGCCGTGGTAGCTCTGCGCGGTGCGGGCGTTGGTCCCCAGAAAATACAGCGTGGCACCGTTCGGAAGCACCATTGGATCGCCTCTGAGTTCAACATCGACCTCTTTGGCAAACTCAATGATGTACTGCTTAAACATGTGCGCCTGGGATTTACTGGCTGACAGGAATATCTGGTTTCGGCCCGTCACCAGGGCATCTATNAGCGCTTCATGGGCAAAATAGTACGTCGCCCCGATCTGGCGGGATTTNAGCACGTTGCGGATACGGTGTTTATTACCGGCTTCCCACCAGTGGCGCTGATAATCGAACATTGAGCTGTGGAAAATCTCCTGCAGCTTTTCGATCTGTTCGTCGCTGAACAGGTTTTTTTCAGGAGGTTTGCGGGGGCCACGGTTGCGGTTTTCCACATTGGGGTTTAAATCGGCCTCGTTGCCGCCGTTGTTAAATTTTCCGATGCGGGCGTGGCGTTCAGACTGACGNGCCAGCAGGTCAATCTCCTTAAAGTCTTTCCCTTCTTTGTGCTCCTTCATGATCAGCTGGCAATACCGTGCGGCGGTGGTGAGCTGCATCTGGTCNAGCGGGCCATAGCTGCCCCACTTATCGCGCTTTTTCCAGCTGTGAACGGTTGCGGCTTTCTCGCCCAGCATTTCAGCAATGCGGGCTATGCGGTATCCCTGAAAATACAGCAGTAGTGCCTGCCGACGGGGATCGAGGTCTGCGGGGGTCATCGTTTCCATGGGACAAACATACGGGCTTGCCCTGAGCCTTTCCCCGGCTGGCTTTTGTGTGGTTTACCGCACAAGGTCTGCGCGTTGTTTCACCCCCTCCATCACAGCAACCATAAGACCTCACTGAGTTATTTGATGGAGTCGCTCAAATGGCAGTTAAAGCAAAACGCTTCCGCATTGGTGTGGAAGGGGCAACAACCGACGGGCGCACCATCGAGCGTGCCTGGCTGGAGCAGATGGCAGCTAGCTATAACCCGCAGGTCTATACCGCGCTGATTAATCTGGAACACATCAAGGGCTACACCCCGGACAGCCCGTTCCGCCGTTTCGGGACCGTCGATAAGCTGGAGGCCGAAGAAATTGCGGAGGGTCCTCTGAAGGGAAAAATGGCCCTGTATGCGTGGATCACCCCGTCAGATGACCTGGTGGCATATACCCGCAAGCTGCAAAAGCTGTTCACCTCGATGGAGGTCAATACCAGCTTTGCCGATACCGGCAAGGCGTACCTGATTGGCCTGGCAGCGACTGACGACCCGGCAAGCCTGGGTACAGAAATGCTGCAGTTTAGTGCCAGCGCCAAAAGCAACCCGCTGGCAGGCCGTAAACAGAACCCGGAAAACCTCTTTACCGCAGCAGAAGAAACGCTGATCGAGTGGGAAGAGGTCCAGGGCGAAAAAACCTCCCTCTTTGCCCGCGTCACCGCGATGTTTACCAAAAAAGAGCAGACCGATGATGCGCGTTTCTCTGATGTGCATCGTGCTGTTGAGCTGGTCGCTACTGAGCAGCAGAGCCTGAGTGAGCGCACCGATCAATCCCTGTCCGCGCAAGGTAAGCGCATTGCAGAGCTGGAAACCGCACTGCAGGAGCAGCAGACCGCCTTTTCTGCGCTGGAGCTGAGGCTGAGCCAGGAAGACAGCCGCAAAGATTATCGCCAGCGTGCGCCAGGTGGTGAAGCACCTGCAGGCACCCTGACCAATTGCTGATGGAGCATAAGAACTCATGAAAAAGAATACCCGTTTTGCCTTTAACGCTTACCTGCAGCAGCTGGCGCGTCTGAATGGCGTGGAAGTCGAAGAGTTATCCAGTAAATTCACCGTTGAACCGTCTGTCCAGCAGACGCTGGAAGACCAGATCCAGCAGTCCACGGCATTTCTGACCATGGTTAACGTGATTGGTGTGGCGGAGCAGTCAGGACAGCTTCTGGGCCTGGGCGTCGGTAGCACCATTGCCGGGACCACTGACACGACCACGAAGGAGCGCGAGCCAACCGATCCCACTGAGATGGTGGATGTTGAGTACAAATGCGAACAGACCAACTTTGATACGGTGCTGACCTACGCAAAACTGGATATGTGGGCGAAATTCCAGGATTTTCAGGTGCGCATCCGTAACGCCATCGTGAAACGTCAGGCGCTGGACCGCATCATGATCGGGTTTAACGGTGTGAAGCGTGCCAAAACCTCAGACCGTGCCGCCAATCCGTTGCTGCAGGACGTCAACAAAGGCTGGCTGCAGAAGATCCGCGAAGATGCCCCGGATTGTGTGATGGGCAGTACCACGGCAGAAGATGGCACCACCACTGCAGACCCGGTGAAGGTAGGTAAGGGCGGTAAATATGCCAACCTGGATGCGCTGGTGATGGATGCCGTTAATGAGCTGGTTGACCCGATTTTCCAGGACGATGCGGAACTGGTCGTGATCTGCGGGCGTGAGCTGTTGTCCGATAAGTATTTCCCGCTGGTCAATAAAGACCAGGAGAACAGCGAAAAGCTGGCGGCTGACATGATTATCAGTCAGAAACGCATGGGCGGCCTGCAGGCTGTTCGCGCCCCGTCATTCCCGGCAAACGCCGTACTGATCACCCGCCTGGATAACCTGTCCATCTACTGGCAGGAAGACACCCGCCGCCGTTCGGTGATTGATAACCCGAAACGTGATCGCATTGAAAACTTCGAATCCGTCAATGAAGCGTATGTGGTGGAGGATTACCGCTGCGTGGCACTGGTGGAAAACATCACGATTGGCGATTTCAGCGCCGGTGCCGGGGAGTAACGCATGAGCCTGAGTCCCGCACGGCAGCACCGCCTGCGCGTTCAGGCTGAACAGGCCGCCCGTCAGGGCGGCAGTGTTCGCCATGCGTCAGGGTATGACCTGATGCTGCTGCAACTGGCTGAAGACCGCCGTCGCCTCAAGGGGGTTCAGTCCACCGTGAAAAAGGCACAAATCAAGGTGGAGCTGTTACCCAAATATACCGCCTGGGCGGATGGCGTACTGGCAGCCGGTGGAGCGCAGCAGGATGACGTGCTGATGTTTCTGATGGTCTGGCGTATCGATGCCGGTGATTTTGCCGGTGGTCTGCAGATTGCGGCCCACGCGCTCAGACATGGCTGGGTGATGCCGCAGGCGCTGGGCCGTCGCAACGTTCAGACCGTTATCGCCGAAGAGCTGGCAGACCAGGCAGAAGCCGCGCAGCGCATGAAAGCAGATTTTCCTGCTGACGTGCTGCTGCAGGCGCTTTCACTGACGGATGCACTGGATATGCCGGACCAGTCACGCGCCAGGCTGCATAAAGCCATCGCCGCCGTGATCAGCGAGTCCAGTCCGGCAGCAGCGTTAAACCACTACAACTTTGCACTGCAGCTCGATCCCCGTTGCGGTGTAAAGAAGGACAAAGAGCGGCTGGAGCGACATTTGCGTAACAGTCACTAACGGAACGTGCCCCGCGCACGGGCGGCACGGGATGGCGACAGGCATTGCCTTATCAAAATCCCGTCCACCGCCCACTTTTTCAGGAGAAAACCCGCATGAAGTTTGTTGCGCCAGAGCAGGCGCCGGAACAGGCGGAGGTCATCAAAAACACCCCATTCTGGCCCGATGTGGATTTGTCGGAGTTTCGAAGCGTGATGCGGACGGATGGCACGGTGACGTCGCCGCGTCTCGGGCAGCTCATCCGGTCCGCAATGTCAGAGGTCAATGCGGAGCTGTACGACTTCCGCAAGCGCCAGCAGGCGCTGGGGTTTCAGACACTGGCAGACGTACCGGCGGAAGAGCTGGACGGCAAAAGCGAGCGCATCCACCACTACCATAACGCTGTGTTTTGCTGGGCGCGTGCGCAGGTGAATGAGCGTTACCAGGACTACGACGCCACGGCATCCGGCGTCAAACGAGGTGAGGAGCTGGCGGAGGCCAGCGGTGATCTGTGGCGTGATGCACGTTGGGCAATCAGCCGGGTGCAGGATGCTCCCCACTGTACGGTGGAGCTGATCTGATGAAAGTGCGTGCGTACCAGGGTGACACGGTGGATGCGCTTTGCTGGCGTCATTACGGGCGCACGCAGGGCGTCACAGAGCAGGTACTGCAGGCAAATCCGGGGCTGGCTGAGCATGGCCCTTTTTTACCTCACGGGCTGCAGGTGGAGCTGCCGGATATTGCCACCGCTACCACGGTGCAGACCGTCCAGTTATGGGAATGAATTATGACGCTTGAACGGATCAGCGCCTTTATTACGTACTGCATCGCTGTGCTGCTGGCGTGGATGGGCGATTTATCGCTTAAAGACGCCTCTACGGTGGGAGGTGTGCTGATTGGTCTGCTGATGCTGGCGATCAACTGGTACTACAAACACAAAACTTATCAGCTGCTGCGCGGCGGGAAGATTACGCAGGGGGAATATGAATCCTTCAATCGTTAAGCGCTGCCTGGTGGGGGCAGTGCTGGCCATCGCCGCCACGCTGCCCAATTTCCAGCAGCTCCACACCTCTGTGGACGGGCTGAAGCTGATTGCTGATTACGAGGGATGCCGCCTGCAGCCGTACCAGTGCGACGCTGGCGTGTGGACCGATGGCATCGGTAATACGTCGGGCGTGGTTCCGGGGAAAACCATCACAGAGCGGCAGGCGGCGGGGAACTTCATCACCAATGTATTACGGGTAGAAGCCGCCCTGGCGCGGTGTGTCCTGGTAAGCGTGCCGCAGTACGTTTATGACGCCCTGGTATCGCTGGCGTTCAACGTCGGCACGGGCAATGCCTGCAGCTCAACCATGGTGAAGTTTATCAATCAGAAGCGCTGGCGCGATGCCTGCTATCAGCTGCCGCGCTGGGTATATGTCAAAGGCATATTTAATCCGGGGCTGGATAACCGTCGCGGGCGTGAGCTGGCCTGGTGTTTAAAAGGAGCATAAGGGAATGACGCGCACGCTGGCAGTAATTCTGGCTCTGGCACTGACGGCGCTGGGCTGGCAGTCATGGCGACTGAATGAGGCCAGCCACACCATCGATCAGCAAGGTAGCGACCTGAAAGCGAAGGGAGAAAAGCTGGCAAAAACAAACAGCCAGCTGATCGCCTTGTCCATCCTGACCGAAACCAACAACCGGGAGCAGACGCGGCTTTACGCGGCGGCAGAAAGCACAAACGCGCTGCTGCGAAGCCGTCAGCGCCGGATTGAGGAGCTAAAACGTGAAAATGAGGATTTGCGCCGCTGGGCTGGTACTCCTTTGCCTGCTGACATTATCAGGATGCGCGAACGTCCGGCCCTCGCCGGAGGTGCAGCTTACCGTGAATGGTTGTCCCAGGGTGACACAGTGCCGCCTGGAAAAGTCAGCGGCACGCACTAACGGTGATTTGCTGACGGCGCTGGATGAGGCAGAGGCCGCCTGGTCAGTCTGTGCCGACAAGGTGGATACGATAATTTCCTGCCAGGAACGAAATAATGAACAAACCTCAGTCCTTACGTCGCGCCCTGAATAAGTCGGTTCAGTATGTCAGGGACAACCCGGACAAGCTGCATTTGTTCGTCGATAACGGCTCAGTGGTGGCGACCGGCGCAGCGTCGTTGTCCTGGGAGTACCGCTACACCCTGAACGTGGTGATCGTGGATTTCAGTGGCGATCAGGGGTTGCTGATGGCTCCCGTGCTGGCCTGGCTGATGGATAACCAGCCTGATGCTGTCCATAACCCGGAGTTGCGCGAAAAGCTGTTTACGTTTGAGGTGGATATCTTGCGCAATGATGTCTGTGATATCAGCCTGAACCTGCGGCTGACAGAGCGCGTGATCGTCAGTGCTGACGGTGACGTGTCCAGCGTCGAAGCGGTGCCGGAACCGGACGAACCGGACGAAATGTGGGTGGTGAGCCGTGGCTGAGCTGCAGGAAGTTGACGCCTGGTTAGATGCGCTGCTGGCTGGTCTGGAGCCTGCCGCACGTAAGCGCATGATGCGGGAGCTGGCGCAGCAGCTGCGCCGCAGCCAGCAGAAAAATATCAGGATGCAGCGCAACCCGGACGGCACGGCATACGAACCACGACGGGTAACAGCCCGCACGAAGCAGGGCCGCATCCGGCGGCAGATGTTTGCAAAACTCCGCACCACAAAATATCTGAAAGCCGTCGCTTCTGCAGACTCTGCCTGCGTGGAGTTTTCCGGGCAGGTTCAGCGGATTGCCCGGGTACATCATTATGGTTTACGGGACCGTGTGAGTCGTCGAGGAGTAGAGGTTAGGTACTCTGAAAGGAAATTGTTAGGATTAAATAAAAATGTCAGAGCCTCTGTCGAAGAGTCTCTGACGCGATGGTATTTAAATTGTTAAGTCTCAGATTTCTCTTGCTTGAATATTTCTTGTTCTTTTAGTAATTCTGTTGAAATATTGTTGCTTATTAACTTCACAAGTTTTCCGCATAAGTCAAAGGAATATCTGAAATAATCTAGGTCAGGTGTTAAATAATTCTTTGCATCTGGTTGTAGTCCGACCTCTGCCAGTTTTCTTTCGTAACGAGAGTCTTTTTTCCAGTTGTTATGAACGCCTGTGTCACGCCTCGCTTTTATTTCAATATATTGCTTTAGATATGGCTCGATTGCTTTTTTTTCTATTTGTATGAGTTTGCAAAATTTATTGATGTATTCTTTAGGTGAGCCAAAGGTAAGACTTGCAACGCCTTCATTGACAAGGTGGTCAAAAAGTTCATCTTCTGATAAAGACTTAAAAACTCCATAATCACATTTTACTTTGTCAAGATTTTCAGGTCGGAGTTTAAAGATGAGCTTCGATATTTCGATTATGTAATCCTCAAATGCTGATACTAATGAACTAAAGCATAATGATGGCATGTGTTTAGATACTAAATCGTGACGAATTCCCTTATCTGAGATTTCTGGTGAGTTTTCTTCTAAAAAAGACTCAAGTTGTATATATGCAGCATGAAGTTTAGGGTTCACCTTTTGGTTAGCATGAGAGATAGCAACGTTTTGGAAGATAATAGTTCTAAAAAGTGTATCGGCTTTAATAAAGTATGATGATGAAATTTTAACCAAGGAAGTATAGAAAGCAGAGTGCATATAAATTTCTCAAATTAATGTGCTAATTGTATTGGCGTTCATACATAAGTTGATTGTGGATGAGGGTGATCAGTTTAGTCAATGATATAAAACATGAATGCACAACTCACAGATATCATGCGCCTTATCACCAATCTGATCCGCACTGGCATTGTGACCGAAGTGGACCGGGACGGCTGGCTGTGCCGGGTGAAAACAGGCGATCTCGAAACCAACTGGATTAACTGGCTGACATACCGTGCCGGGAAGTCGCGCACATGGTGGTGCCCGTCACCGGGTGAGCAGGTGGTGCTGTTCAGCCTCGGCGGCAATCTGGAAACGGCTTTTGCCCTTCCGGCCATCTACTCCAACGCGTGCCCGCCGCCGTCAGACTCTGAAAGCGCGGATGTGACCGAATACGAGGATGGCGGCTGGTTCGAATACGACCCTGCCACCGGGCGCTGGATTATCCGGGGCGTTAAAGCCGTGCTGATTGAGTCGTCGCAGCTGGTTTCCTGCAAAACAGGGGAGTTTGTGATCGAGGCCGACACGACCCGTATTAACAGCAACGTGATCCTGAATGGCGATGTGACTCACGGCGGCGGAGCGATGACGTCAAACGGCGTCGTTGCTGATAAGCATAAACACCCTGGCGACAGTGGCGGAACGACGGGAGGTCCATTTTGACGCTTTATATCGGGATGAACCGCGACACCGGCAAGACCATTACGGAAACGGATCACCTGCGTCAGTCCGTGCAGGATATTTTGCTGACTCCGCAGGGTAGTCGCCTTGCCCGTCGGGAATATGGCTCCCTGCTGTCAGTGCTGATTGACCAGCCGCAAAACCCGGCGCTGCGCCTGCAGATCATGTCTGCGGTGTACGTCGCGTTGCAGCGCTGGGAGCCGCGGCTGCAGCTCGACACCATCACGATTAACAGCAGCAGCATGGATGGTTCCATGGTGATTGAGCTGGCAGGCCAGCGCAATGACGGCGTGCCTGTGTCCCTTTCCGTATCGACAGGAGCAGACAATGGCCGTTATTGACCTTTCCCAGCTGCCGCCACCGCAAATCGTGGATGTGCCGGATTTTGAAACCCTGCTGACTGAGCGCAAAGCGGAGTTTGTCGCGCTTTTTCCGACAGAAGAACAGGGCGCTGTGGCCCGTACCTTAACGCTGGAATCTGAACCGGTGGTGAAAATGCTGCAGGAAATTGTGTACCGGGAGCTGCTGCTGCGCCAGCGGATTAACGAGGCGGCGAAAGCCGTCATGGTGGCCTATTCCGGCGGGGATGACCTGGACAATTTAGGCGCGAATAACAACGTACAGCGTCGGGTGATTACGGCTGCAGACGACACCACCACGCCGCCCACGGAGGCGGTAATGGAATCGGACGCAGATTATCGCCAGCGCATCCCGGCGGCATTTGAAGGGATGAGTGTTGCCGGACCAGTGGGAGCCTATGAATATCACGCGCTTAGCTCGGATGGGCGGGTGGCGGATGCGTCGGCGTTCAGCCCGTCACCGGCGGAAGTGGTGGTGACGATTCTGGCCCGCGACGGCGATGGCACCGCGCCGGATGATTTGCTGCAGGTGGTCGAGGATGCCCTGAATGATGAAGCCGTGCGCCCTGTGGCGGACCGGGTGAGCGTCCGCTCTGCTGAGATTGTCCGCTATGAAATCGATGCGGTTCTGTATGTCTATCCCGGACCGGCAAAGGAACCCATTCTGGCGGCGGCGAAAGCGCAGGGCGCGGCATATATCAACGAGCAACGTCGCCTGGGGCGTGATGTGCGACTGTCCGCGATCTATGCCGCTCTGCATGTTCAGGGCGTCCAGCGCGTTGAACTGATGAAACCCCTGGCGGACATGGTGTTGGATAAAACGCAGGCGTCCTATTGCACCGATTTTAAAGCAGAAATTGGTGGCTCTGATGAGTAGCAGCATGTTACCGCCGGGATCGTCCGCGCTGGAGCGCAGGCTGGCGCAGGCCTGTTCTGGCATCAGCGATTTAAACGTGCCGCTGCGCGACCTGTGGAACCCGTGGAAATGTCCGGCAAAGTTCCTGCCTTATCTGGCGTGGGCTTTTTCTGTGGATCGCTGGGAGGAAACCTGGACAGAAACCGCAAAGCGGCAGGCAGTCAGCGATGCGTTCTGGATCCATCAGCGCAAAGGAACGGTGGCGGCGGTTAAGCGAGTGATTGAGGGGCTGGGCTATTCAATGACCCTTGAGGAGTGGTGGGAAGTCGCCGACCCCGCCGGGACGTTTCGGCTTGAGATTGACCTGAAGGAAATAGGTATCACGGAGCCGATGATAAACGAGCTTGAGCGAATTATTGATGATGCCAAACCGGTCAGTCGCCACATATCACAGTTAACCCTCTCGGCAAGCGCATACGGTACAGCCCACATTGGCGCGGCAATAACTGACGGGGAAGTAATAACGGTTTATCCGCCGGGGTATGAGCCGGATGGCAGTATATATTTTGATGGCACAGCCTATTACGACGAAACCTATTATCACATCGGAAATAAATATGGCGAAAGTGAATGAAGTATCTATCTGGGAAAATAATATTTACCAGATTGAGCGAGGGGATAAAGTTGCAGGCGGGCCTGGGGGAGCGGCTAACCTGGCCGCATCACAGCTTGCTAACAGAACGCTCTTTCTCCGTGATTCTCTGGAGGCTATTTCTACAGGGATGCAACCTTATGCTAACAAAGAAAAGGCGATGAGTGATGTTGTTGCCGGTAAGCTTTCAGAGGGAGACAGAGTTTCCGTTCGCTCTGATGAGGGGAGCGTATGGATAGATGAATATGTCGTTGCTAATGGCGGACTGGTCAAAACAGGGAAAAGCCTGATTACTCAACAGGCCATCACTGACATTTTCCAGATGATTTATAATGACACTGCCGGGCAGCCTCACGGAGCTAACCTTTTTGACAAGGATAAAGCAAAAGAGGGGGCGTTTATTAATGAACTCGGCGGCCTGTCTGACAACGTAGCATATTTTGCCAGTGATAGAATCCCGGTATTAAGTAATGAAAAATATGTGTTTTCTATAAATGTCGCTCACCTGGCATTTTACGATATTAACGGAAATATGCTTTCAAGACTGACCGGAATTATCGCGGGTAAGCCATTTACCACACCAGTGAACACCTTCAGTCTTGCATTCTCCCAGACGCTCAGCACTGGAAAGGATGCTCAGATGTTGATCAGAGGTGAATCCATGCCTGACGGCTATCGTTCTTTTGGCGCAGTGGATGCAGCTACAGCAAAAAGAGCCGCCATGACCGGAGCGTTAGACGCTGATTACAGACTCAGCCCACTGGTGCGCAACCTGTTTGATAAAAATCGCGTCAACGAAGGATATGCACTGTCAACGAATGGAAGTATGACGCCAAACGTCGCGTATTTTGTAACGGATTACATTCCGGTAATGCCGGGGGCAGAATACATTCTTTCGTCAGGGACACTGGTACTCTGTTTTTATGACCAGGACAAGGTAAAAATCAGCCACATCTCCATTAGTTCAGCCACTGCGTTTACGGTACCTGCGGGTTCGTTTTATCTGAGGTTTCAGAGCACCCCCCTTGCAGCAAAAGATGACCTGATGTTGATTCGAGGCACTGCGCTGCCCTCTGCCTATATCGGATTCGGGACGTTGACAAGCGAGGAGGTCACTACGCTTTCACAGGGGATAGCATGGGGGGTCTTGGATGGCAATATGCCTGTGGGGCGAAATCTGTTTAACANGGATGCCACACTTGATAATTACGCCCTGGCGACCACAGGAACGCCCTATGTTGCATCTGGATATTTTGTTACGCCATTTATCCCGGTAAAACCCAACACGCAGTACATCGCCAGCAGTGCATCAGGTGTGGTTGTCTATTTTGATATCAACAAAACCAAAATTTTGAACACCACCATTGCTGCCGGAACCGTATTTACCACACCATCTGGTGCGGTTTATGTTCGGTTTCAGGTATATGATCTTGCAGCAAAAAACACCCTGATGTTGATTGAGGGTGCAGCACTCCCTGCATCATATCTGTCGTTTGGTTCGCCGACGTCAACGTACGTCGATACACAATCGCTGACTGTCGCGCGTTCGGTCGCACTGTCCCTACAAAAAGCGGTGGTGAATCTCTATAACAGTGAATTAGCGCAACTCAATACCGCCGTGTCATACCAGACCGGCGGCGTATCGGCTGCACCGGGTTATTTTGCCACGCCGAAAATGATGGTTGTTCCCGGAGACTACTTTGTATCGAACTACGGCTCAGGTAGTGGCGCATTCTACAGGCTCGACGGCACTTTCCTCAGCGGCTTCCGGGATCTGGCCGCAAATACGCCGTATGCTGTTCCTGACAATGCATATTTTGTTCGGTTCCAGGTCTACAACCTGACTCGCGTTGACGGTCTGATGGTAACGCCTGGTAAAACCGTCCCGTCAGGGTATATCCCTTTCGGTGGGCAGGCACAGGAATTGCCGTGGCAGGGGAAAAAGCGTATCGATCTGGGAGACAGTATTACTAACACTGGTAACTTCATTGCCCCCTTGAATACCTACACGGGAATGATTGCGCTGGCGAATTATGGTGTACCAGGCCAGGGGGTAAGAACCATGGCGGACTCTCTGAATGAAACCACAATAGCGTCGGCTGATTTTATTTCAATCCTGGGCGGAACAAACGATTACGGCGGGAATCGCCGTCTCGGGACAATCGCAGATGCCAGAGCGGATTATGACGATTCGACGATTAAATCGTTTTATTACGACGTGTTCTACGTACTGAACAAAATTTATGCGCTCAAGCCGACCGTACGAGTGATGTTCTGCACGCCACTGAAACGTGGGGCATTTGAAAATCAGCCTGTTTACCCTGCGGCGAACTCAGTTGGATTTACTCTGCTGCAGTACGTTCAGGCCATCAAAGAGGTGTGCTCACTGTTCAGCGTACCGGTATGTGATTTGTTTAATGAGTCCGGAATAAATTTGCTTAACATTGCAACATATACCGACGATAACCTGCACCCGAACGCCGCTGGCGGGAAGTTGATGGCACGCCGGATGGCTTCAGTAATTAACGGCCTGTAGGGCAGGAAGAATAAATGAGCGTAAAAACATACAGCGCTATTCTGACCCGTGCGGGAACTGAGGCAATGACTGCTGCTGCATTGAGTGGTGAGCCTGTTCGCTTTAAATTTATGGCGGTTGGCGATGGTGCGGGCGCAACACCAGTGCCAGACCCGAAAAGGACGAACCTGATCAATGAGGTGTATCGCTCGGACCTGAATAGGGTGGTTGTCGCCGATCAGGCTGCGAATGTTATTCGAACAGAAATGATTATGCTTCCTCAGGTCGGTGGGTTTTGGTTAAGAGAGGCAGCTCTTTATGATGAAAAAGGTGAATGTCTTGCCGTTGCAAACCTTCCTGAATCTTACAAGCCGCAACTATCTGAAGGCTCGGGAAAACTGCATGCGGTTAATCTCTGGATTGCTGTAAGTAACACCGCTGATGTGGAGCTTAAAGCCGATCCGTCAGTCATTCTCGCTACGGTTGATGAAGTGATTAAGGCAAAGAATGAAGCGAAGGATTACACCGATCAGGTTGCCGGGGATCTGGATACCAGTATTCAGCAGGCCATCGCTGACGCCATCACAGTGGCTCGTCGGGAATTCTGGGAAGAAGAGAACCCGCCAGGAACGGTGCGCTTCTTTGCTCAAAATGTCGATCCGAACGAGAAGTGGCCCTGGTCTCAATGGGTGTACACCGGCGAAAATAAAACGATCCGGGTGGCAAATGCTGACGGCTCAAACGTAGGTGCAACTGGCGGCAGCGATACCGTTACACTCCTGCGGGCCAACCTGCCCGCCGTGCAGATTGGTGTGACCGGCGAAACCGGAGAGCAGGAGCAGCAGGAGCTAAAGACAACGGGCAACGGAAGGCACCGGCATAGGGCGGGAGATGGCGCGCCGGGGGATACCTGGCAGGACGCCACACACGGAACGGATAACCAGAAATATACGGGGTGGAACTATACCGACTATGCAGAAGACCATCAGCATGAGGTCACGATCCCACCGCACAAACATTCGACAAGCGGCAAAACCGACAACCTCGGCGAAAGTAAATCGTTCAGCGTGGTTGAAGCCCACACCTTGCTGATGTGCTGGAGCCGTGTCGCCTGAATATCCCGATAAATTCCTGAACAAATCAGCCCCGACAAGGGGCTTTTTTCTGCCTGCGTTTGTGCCATCCACGATACAACGCCCATCAACGGCTTGCGGTGAGTGATTTCCCTACCATGGGTGAACCCCTAAACAGGAGATTCATTCCATGGCGCAAGACTATCACCACGGCGTGCGCGTTGTAGAAGTTAACGACGGCACCCGCTCTATCACGACGGTGAGCACGGCGATCGTGGGCATGGTGTGCACCGGCGATGATGCCGATGCCTCCGTGTTCCCGCTCAATAAGCCGGTACTGCTGACCGATGTACTGACCGCCAGCGGCAAAGCGGGCGAGTCCGGCACGCTGGCCCGCTCGCTGGACGCAATCGCAGACCAGGCAAAGCCTGTGACCGTAGTGGTGCGCGTTGCCCAGGGCGAAACCGAAGCGGAAACATCCGCAAACATCATCGGCGGTGTGACCGCGGACGGTAAGAAAACCGGCATGAAGGCGCTACTTTCGGCGCAGTCGCAGCTGGGCGTGAAGCCGCGCATTCTCGGCGTGCCGGGGCATGATACGCAGGCCGTATCCACTGAGCTGTTAAGCGTGGCGCAGAGCCTGCGGGCCTTTGCCTATATGTCCGCGTACGGCTGTAAGACGGTGGAGGAGGCGATCGCCTACCGCGACAACTTCAGTCAGCGTGAAGGGATGCTGATTTGGCCTGACTTCATCAACTTTGACACGGTGCTGCAGGCGGATGCGACCGCCTACGCCACCGCCCGCGCCCTGGGGCTGCGCGCCAAAATCGACGAGCAAACCGGCTGGCACAAAACCCTGTCTAACGTGGGCGTCAACGGCGTAACCGGCTTATCTGCGGATGTGTTCTGGGACCTGCAGGACCCGGCAACCGATGCCGGACTGCTGAACCAGAATGACGTCACCACGTTGATCCGCAAGGATGGTTTCCGCTTCTGGGGTTCCCGCTGCCTTAGTGATGATCCGCTGTTCCAGTTTGAAAACTACACCCGCACCGCGCAGGTGCTGGCTGACACTATGGCAGAGGGCCATATGTGGGCGGTGGATATGCCGCTTAACCCGTCGCTGGCCCGCGACATTATCGAAGGTATCCGCGCCAAAATGCGCAGCCTGGTGAATCAGGGCTACCTCATCGGTGGTGATTGCTGGATTGACGACAGCGTTAACGACAAAGACACCCTGAAGGCCGGGAAGCTCTGGATCGACTACGACTATACGCCAGTGCCGCCACTGGAAAACCTGATGCTGCGCCAGCGCATCACTGACCGTTACCTGGTGGATTTCACCACACGCGTAAGCGCATAAGGGGGACCCATGGCCTTACCACGAAAACTAAAACACCTGAACATCTTCAACGCCGGTAACAGCTGGATGGGCATTGCTGAATCCGTCACCCTGCCGAAATTTTCCCGCAAGCTTGAGAACTATCGCGGCGGTGGTATGCCCGGTTCAGTCGGTATCGATCTGGGGCTGGATGATGGCGCACTGGATACGGAAATGACCATCGGCGGTACTGAGGCGCTGCTGTTTAAACAGATGGGTAAAGCCACGGTTGACGGGGTGCAGATGCGCTTCACCGGCTCTATCCAGCGTGATGACACCGGCGAGGTGCAGGCCGTTGAGCTGGTTGTACGCGGACGCCACAAAGAAGTCGATTCCGGCGAGTGGAAAACCGGCGAGAGCAACACCACCAAAGTCAGCAGCACCAACTCCTATGCGAAGCTGACCATTAACGGCGAAGTGCTCTATGAGGTCGATGTGATCAACATGATTGAAATTGTTGACGGCGTTGACCTGATGGAAGAGCACCGAAACGCCATAGGCCTTTAATGCAGCACTGGCGCGGACTTCCGCGCCAGCCACCCCATAACAGGAAAAGAACATGAGCGAGAAAACAGTAGCAACGGTGAAGCTGGATAGCCCGATCACGCGCGGTGATACCACGATTACGGAAGTTGTGCTGCATAAACCGCAATCCGGCGCACTGCGCGGCACGCGCCTGCAGGCGGTGATGGAGATGGACGTGGCCTCTATGATGACCGTGATCCCCCGCATTTCCACACCGACGCTGACCCCGCAGGAAATGGCGAACCTTGACCCGGCAGACCTGGCCGCGATGTCGATCGAGGTTGTCCTTTTTTTGTTGCCGAAGTCGGCGCTTGCCGATTTGCCGACGGCCTGACGGTCGATGACCTGGTGGCGGATATCGCCACAATCTTTCACTGGCCGCCGTCCGTCACTGACGTTATGCCGCTCACGGAAGTGCTGGAGTGGCGGCACAGAGCGATAATGCGAAGCGGGGCCAGCGATGAGTGATAAAAACCTGCGTCTGCAGGTAGTTCTTAATGCGGTTGATAAACTCACCCGCCCTTTAAAAGTTGCGCAGGCTGGCTCTAAGGAGCTGGCCTCCGCTGTCCGGCAGACCCGCGAGCAGCTGAAACGGCTGAACGATGCGGGAGGCCAGTTAAAATCCTTCGATCAGCTGTCACAGAGCCTGAGCCGGACCAGTACCGAACTGGATCAGGCGCGTCTGCGTGCGCTGATGATGACCCGCGAAATGTCAGCCCTGGAATCCCCGACGAAAAAGCAGACAGCGGCGCTTGAAACGCAATGGCGGGCCGTGTCACGTCTGGAGCAAAAGCAGCAGCAGGAAACGCGGCAGATGGCGGCAGCCAGGGCGGAGCTGTACCGCCTCGGCATCTCTGCGGGCGGCGGTGCCCGTGAAACGGCACGCATTACCCGTGAAACGGATCGCTATAACAAGCAGCTGGCAGAGCAGGAGCGACGCTTGCGGGACGTGGGCGAGCGCCAGCGCAAGCTGAATGCAGTCAGGGCCAAAGCGGACAAGATGCGCGACGTGCGGAATAGCCTGGCGGGGAACGGTGCCGGGATGATGGCAGCCGGGGTGACAACGGGCGCGACACTGCTGGCCCCCATTCGCGCCTACTCGGAATCAGAGAACGCCGCTAACCAGCTGGCAGGCTCCATGATGGGGCCGGGCGGAAAGATAGCGCCGGAGTTTGAGAAGCTAAACAAGCTGGCGATCGCCCTGGGCGACCGGCTGCCCGGCACCACGGCAGACTTTCAAAACATGATGACCATGTTACGCCGTCAGGGTATGTCTGCGCAGGTCATCCTGGGCGGGCTGGGTGAGTCGGCGGCGTATCTCGGCGTACAGCTGCAGATGGCCCCGACGGATGCCGCCGAGTTCGCTGCGAAACTGCAGGACGCCACGCAGACCACCGAAAAAGACATGATGAGCCTGATGGACGTGATCCAGCGGGGTTATTACGCGGGCGTTGACCCTGGCAATATGCTGCAGGGATTTTCAAAAATCAGCGCCGCGATGGATATTATCAAGCTCCAAGGCCTGGACGCTGCAAAAACCTTCGCGCCGCTGCTGGTCATGGCTGATCAGGCGTCGATGGCAGGGGAGTCTGCTGGTAATGCCTACCGAAAGATTTTTCAGGCCACACTGAACAATAAAAAGATTGATAAAGCAAATGATGTACTTGCAGGGACTGGTATAAAGCTGAGTTTTCAGAACAGTAAAGGCCAGTTTGCAGGGCTGGAAAACCTTTATAAGCAACTGGATAAGCTGAATAAAATTACCGACGATGGGAAAAAGCAGGCTGTCAAAGCAGCCCTTTTTGGTGATGACGCGGAAACCCTGCAGGCACTGAACATCATGATCACAAAAGGGATAGCGGGCTATCGTGAAACCGCCGCCAAACTGGAGAACCAGGCGACCCTGCGTGAGCGTGTAGAGGCGTCACTTAATACCCTGGGGAATAAATGGGAAGCTGCTGGCGGCTCGTTTACTAACGCCATGGCGAGCATCGGTGAAACCGTCGCGCCGGTACTGAAAAATATTGCTGACTGGTTAGGTGATCTGGCGTCAGCTCTCGACGGGTTTGTTAAACGTCATCCGCAATTGATAGCCGCACTTTTCAAGATTGCGGCCGTATTTGCCATCGTGGCTACTGCTGCGGGGGTGTTGTCGCTGGCGCTGGCGTCCATCCTGGGACCGATGGCAATTGTGCGTGTAAGCGCTGGGGTTCTGGGCCTTAAATTTGCCTCTGCATTTGCCCTTATCACGAAAGTGATTGGCGGTGCGGGCCAGGCCATTCTGTGGCTGGGTAGACTGATGATGGCTAACCCCATTCTGGCGATAATTGGCCTCATCGCGATGGGGGCCATCTACATCTGGCAGAACTGGGAAACGCTGGGGCCGAAGTTTAAAGCAATGTGGGATGCCATCTCATCCGGGGTGTCAGGGGCATGGGCTGTGATTAAGCAGACCATCAGCAGCAAATGGGATGATATTTTGAGTGATGTTGCCGCGCTGCCCGCGAAGTTTAAAGAAGTGGGCGGGGCAATCATTGACGGCATCCTGAGCGGTATCAATGAGAAGTGGGAGACGCTCAAGAGCAAGCTGGCATCCGTGAAAAGCTACCTGCCGGACTGGATGACCGGCGGCGACAAATCGCCAGGCGCACCCCAGCAGAAAGGGGCGGGCGGTTTTTTTGCGGGGATGTATGACAGCGGCGGCTATATTCCACGCGGGCAGGTGGGCATTGCTGGGGAGAATGGCCCGGAGCTGATTAACGGTCCGGCCTATGTGACCAGCCGACGGAGGACGGCAGCGCTGGCGTCCGTTGTCGCTGGAATGATGGGGGGGGCCATGCCTGCAGAGGCTGCACCACTTCATCCTATGAGCCTGCCGGCAGCCTCATATCGCCCTGCAGCAGAGAACCCGGCAGGCACGCAGCCGGTATTCCAGTTTGAAACCCATGCACAAATTATTATCCAGGCGCAGCCGGGGCAGAGTCCGCAGGATATTGCGCGGGAGGTTGCGCGACAGCTCGATGAGCGCGAGCGTCGTATGAGGGCTAAGGCCCGCAGCAACTTCAGCGATCAAGGGGGGTACGATTCATGATGATGGTTCTGGGCTTATTTGTCTTTCAGCTGCGCACGGTGCCCTACCAGCAACTGCAGTATCAGCGGAACTGGCGGCATGTGACCAACAACCGCGTTAATCGCCGTCCTACAACGCAGTTTTTGGGGCCTGATAACGACCAGCTGACGCTCTCCGGCGTCCTCATGCCGGAAGTAACCGGCGGCCGGTTGTCATTATTGGCACTGGAACTGATGGCGGAGCAGGGAAAGGCCTGGCCTCTGATCGAGGGAGGCGGGACCATCTACGGCATGTACGTGATTGAAAGCCTGAACCAGACGAAAACGGAGTTTTTCGCCAGTGGAGAGGCGAGAAAAATTGAGTTTTCGCTGGGACTCAAACGGGTGGATGAGTCACTGTCTGAAATGTTCGGCAGCCTGAGCGACCAGCTAAGCAGTCTGCAGGACTCCGCTGCCGCAGCGGTAGGGAATATCAGAAACACGGTGGGAGGGGTACTGCAGTGAGTGAGATGACTGATTTACTCAATCAGGGCAGTAAGACACCGGCATTTCGCATCGTGATCGAAGGCAAAGACGCAACGCAGACGCTGGATAAGCGTCTGTTGGGTATGACGCTGACCGACAACCGCGGATTTGAGGCTGATCAGCTCGATCTGGAGCTGGACGACGCAGATGGTCTGGTGATTATGCCGCGTCGTGGCGCAGTGATTTCTCTGGCGCTGGGCTGGAAAGGCGAGCCGCTGTTTTCAAAAGGGAAGTTTACTGTTGATGAGATCGAACATAGCGGCAGCCCGGACCGACTGACAATCCGTGCCCGTAGTGCAGACTTCAGGGAAACGCTGAATGTCCGGCGTGAAAAGTCCTGGCATAAAACGACGGTGGGGGACGTGGTGAAGGAAATTGCCACGCGGCACAGGCTGAAGGTTGCCATCGGCAAAGATGTAGCGGCGCAGGCTTTGGATCACCTTGACCAGACCAACGAAAGCGATGCGAGTTTTTTGATGAAGCTGGCACGGCAGTACGGCGCGATTGCCTCAGTGAAGGACAGTAATCTGCTCTTTATCCGGCAGGGGCAGGGGAAAACAGCCAGTGGTAAACCGCTGCCGGTCATCACTATTACCCGTAAGGACGGTGACAGCCATCGGTTTAGCCTGGCGGACAGGGGGGCGTATACCGGGGTGATTGCGCACTGGCTGCATACACGGGAGCCGGCAAAGAAAGAAACGGCTAAGGTGAAACGCCGCCGGAGGACGACAAAACCAAAAGTGCCGGAAGCAAAGCAGGGGGATTACCTGATCGGGACGGATGAGAACGTGCTGGTTTTGAACCGAACCTATGCGAACCGCAGTAATGCAGAGCGGGCTGCAAAAATGAACTGGGAGAGACTACAGCGCGGTGTGGCCTCATTTTCTCTGCAGCTGGCAGAAGGCCGCGCGGATCTCTATACGGAAATGCCCGTTAAGGTCAGCGGCTTTAAACAGCCCATTGATGATGCGGAATGGACCATCACAACGTTAACGCACACGGTAAACCCTGATAGCGGGTTTACGACCAGTATCGAACTGGAAGTGAAAATTGATGATCTCAATATTGAATAATTGGTTCTCAATATTGATGTTGTGTATTATTAACGCGACTTCAGAGGCAGCGGCGGAGAAACGGACATGATGAATTGCCCAAAATGCGGACATGCGGCGCATACACGAAGTAGCTTTCGGGTAACGGACCAGACAAAAGAGCGTTATTGTCAGTGCCAGAACATCAATTGCGGAACAACCTTTATCACTCATGAAACCGTAGTACGATTTATCATGACACCGGGGCTAATTGATAATGCCCCTCCGCATCCGACGTCAGGCGGGCAGGGGCATATGAATTTTTGATCCAAAGACCTGCATCACAAAAGGGTTTACGGGATGGGTTTGATAAAACTTTGCCTGTAAGCCCGTGCCTCATCATATTGCATTGTTCCGGTTTTTTGGCATTCAACACCGCCAGCATCTATCTCAAAACCCTGATCAAGTGAGACGTTAAGCAGTCTTATCTTCTTGATTGTTTCTGGTTTCCACTTGTGCATAGATAGGTCAGTGCAAATACCTTCAAACATTGCATTAGCTGCATCAATATGCAACTTCGGTTTGCTGTATTTGATCGAGAGTACCCCGCTTTCCAGGCTATGCGTCCTTGTGTCAAATACAGCAATTAAATTTTCTATCGAGTCCGGGATCTTGTCGGCGAAAGCGTTACATGAAGCCAAGAGTAACAGCATCAAAAGAGATTTTTTCATATCACTAGTCCTTTGCATGGATAAATGTCTGCCGCCATTTTGCCGCCAATGTTCAAAAAAAAAGGGTTACGTTTTCACGTAACCCCTTGTTTTATTTGGTGGAGCTGGCGGGAGTTGAACCCGCGTCCGAAATTCCTACATCCTCGGCACTACATGCTTAGTCCAGTCTTTACATTCGCTGGCCAGCTGCGGACGGACACGCCACTGACAAACTAGCCTGATTAGTTTTAACGCTTCAACCCCAGGCAGGGCTTCCACGCGATCTCTTTTGGGTTTGACCTCTCTTTATTCCCCGTCTTAAGAGCGGAAGCTAGGGAGAGAGGGCTCTTAGCAGGTTATTAAGCTGCTAAAGCGTAGTTTTCGTCGTTTGCGACTATTTTTTTGCGGCTTTTTACGAGGCCAACCGCCCCTCGGCATGCACCTTGGGTTTCGCGAATCCCGTCGAATCCAGAATCAGCCCCAATGTGTTAAGGCGAGTATAACAGATTTGTGAATGGAGTTACCAGCACTCGTTCGCACGATTATGGGGGCGGGGTGGGTGAAAAAGCAGCATCAACAACGATATAGCGCATAAGGGCCAGCTGAGCCGGCCCTTAAAAAGAGGGTATTAGCGGCCAGCGTGTTTCATAATGCGGGCTTTATCCAGCGCCCACTCGCGATCTTTGAGATCGGTACGCTTGTCATGCTGCTTCTTACCTTTGGCGACGCCGATTTTCACTTTGCACCAGGCGTTCTTCCAGTACAGCGACAGGGCGACGACGGTGTAACCTTCACGGTTGATGCGGCCGTACAGGGCATCCAGCTCGCGCTGATTAAGCAGCAGCTTACGGGTACGAGTCGGGTCGCAGACGTAGTGGGTCGATGCCACGGCCATCGGCGTAAAGTTGGCACCGAAGAGATAGGCTTCGCCATCCTTCAGGATGACATAGCTGTCGCTGATGTTGGCTTTGCCGGCGCGCAGAGATTTGACTTCCCACCCTTGCAGGGCAAGACCAGCCTCGTATTCATCTTCGATAAAGTATTCATGGCGGGCGCGTTTATTCAGCGCAATGGTGGCTGATCCAGGTTTGTGGGCTTTTTTCTTGGTCAT